GGAGTAATGACATATTTAATAGAGATAGTTAAAGAGTATTTTAATATAAATAATGATTTTAAAATAGATATAGACAAATTATTTGGCAGAATTTATGATAAAATTGAAGATAATTATAAAGAAATTCTTGAGATTATGAAAAAGAACGATGAAATATGTAAAGAAAAAAAGAAAAAATTAAGAGGTAAAGAAGAGAGAAATAAATTAGCAAAATTAAATACAGATAAACAATGTGGAAATAAATTAGAATTATGTAAGGAACAATTTATACTATCTTTATTATATATGCCTGATATTAATTATAAAAAAATACATAAATTTTTGAATGGTTGTTGTTTAAAAAAACTTGATGATAGTTTTAATGATAATATTGATTTTAAAAATGCTAAAAGAAATGATTTAATTCAATTTAAAGAATATTACGCAAAAATTAGGATGACAAATAAACGACGAGATTTAAGATTTATTCCTAAAAAAGATAATACATTAGCGTCATATGAAGAAAATGCGATAGTTAATCCTATATATTTAGACGATTATATAGTTAATATAAATAATAATTCTAAAATAGTAAATATATGGTTGAGTAAAATGAAAGAGAAAAACAACAGTATATTTCCTGTTAATATTATAGAATATTTTGAAAATAATAATACAAAAACTATAAAAGCAAGTATATTATTTAATATAAATTTATTGACAAAAACATCAAAACACGCAGGAAATGAATTTATTGATAATTTTAATAATGTTAGAAAAAATATCAAGGGTAACAAAGATGCTAACGATAAGATTAAATATTTAAATATAATTCGCGCTATAATAAAAATACTATATAATAATCTACAAAATAAAGATAATAGCGATGATATTAATATATTACTAGAAAATTCTATAAATGATTTAAAGAATATTATAATAGATTTGAAAGATTTAAATAATATATATAATGATGAAATAGAGAATGATATAAATTTAATAAATAAATATATTGTTAGTAGAGCATTATGTTGTCCTTTTAATATAGATGAAACATTAAATGAAAAGATAATATCTAATGTTATAAATCAACAATATATACAAAAAATAACAAATAATATATATGAAACAGTATTAAAAATAATAAAATTATCGTTTCCAAGTATTGAAGAAAATATAGATTTTTTGAATAAACAGCGCGAGGAAAATAAACAGGGAAAAATCAAGATTCTAAATGATAAAACAGTAGAAGATAATAAATTAATAAAAGAAATGAAAAAGGCCGGAATAAAACACGCGATAATCCAAGAAAAAATAAATGAAGGGAATGACGTATATGATAACGATGACATATTCAAAGATATATCTAATAATGATAATAATAATGTATTAAACGATATAATAAATAATGATATCATTGATAATAATATAGATGGTGCGGATACTGATAATTTGATGACATATGATAGAGAAGATGATGACGAATATATGGATACGCAAGAAATGGGTTTCATATATAATTAAACATCTAATATAGTTAATATTAGATCTTTGGTATTTTTTATAAATTATATTATTATATTATTATAATAGAACGCGAGATGAATAGTTTAGATAAAAATGACAATTTAAAATTATTGAATGTATCGGGAAGATATAATAATTGTTTTTATAATTCTATATATTTAGTGATTAAAGATAATGATAAATTTAAATTAACTACAAAATCTTATAATATCACAAATGGTACTAAATTGCGTAAATATTTATGTGATAATATTATTAGCAGAAGTACTAAATCGTTTGTAGAATATCTTAAAATAGCAAAAGATTTATTGATTATGTTATATAAAGGGGAAACAAGTCTTGAAATTCACGATATAGCATCTATGTTATCTGTAAATACTGCGGAATTAGAATCATTGATAAACGCTGGAATATTAAATACAAATTTAGAATCAGAAGCAGGATTACAAAATTTATTAGAGGAGCATTTAAAAGTTGGTTCTCGTATGCCTTCGGAAAGTGAAAGAACAATGGTATTATCTTACATCAAACAATCGTTTAAAATTATAATAATAGAAATAATATTAGGTGCTAAAACAGGAGATGTTAATAATGTTGATAAAACCCTTGACAAAATATATAAATATGTATATAAAAAGCATAGAGTTAAAAGTATATCCCAACAATCTTTAGATTTAATATTATTAAAAACACTGAAAGATGATATTAAAATTGCTGATATAATAAATAAAATTAAATATCGTATTTTTGAAAAATTACATAATATATCTAAAAATAATAGGGAAAGTAATTCTCGTTTTAATTATTCAGTATTTATTAATGATATGCGTCATTATCAAGTATTAAAAATAAATAAAAAAATAATAAACAATTATCGTGAAGTATCTGATTTTTTATCACCTAAAAATAATTTCACATTTAGTCAAAAAAGTATTAGAAGTTCATCTAATAAATAAAATCATTATTATTTTACTATATATTAAACATTTTCGCCAGCACCATATATTTTATTGTCTTCAACGACGGTTGATAAATCGTTTTTTGGTGGTATATTAGATATATTTACAAGTGATGCTCTACCATTTGAATCCTTGTTTCCTCCACTAAGTCTTTTTGCTACATTCGTATTACCTATAATACCATTTAATTGAATAGGAATATATCTATTAGCATCACTAAAACATTTAGCAACATCTGTTTTATATTTTAGAGGTATTTCTTCAAAAGAACAATCTTGTATTAAATTATCATATTTCAAAGATAAAATATTAAAGGTTTCTTTTGATACATTTCCATCACACGCTTCTATTTCTTGAGATAAAAGCATAAATTGCTGAGATAATTTTTTAAATATTTCAAACTTTTCGCTCGCTTTTATACTATTTGTAAGTGACATTATAAGGACACTAACAGCATTAACAATAATGTTAGGAATTTTAATAGCATTAGCATCTTCGCTAATACTATTTATAATACACATAGTAGAACTTGTTAATACAAGAGGTATATTAAAACAGAACTTAACAAAACTCCAATGAGATGATGCCTTAGTACATAATAATGTCATTGATTCGCATTTATCTAATAATTTTTCAATATTATGCATTATTTTTTAGTTTATCTAATAATATAACATTTTTTTATTTGAATTATTATATTAGATAAGCGTATGAATATAGAAGTTAAAACAAACGACTGGGTTCTCCCAAATAGAGTTGGTTATAATAAAAAAATATATAATACTTTTAATCCTTCAAAATATCAAAGAAAAAAGGAAATATCGGCTTGTAATTGTTCAAAAGAATCGTGTGATTTAGATGTATCCAAAGTATCTCTTTTTCCTCAACAAAGAATTATCAAAGATTATATGCAATTTGATAGTCCTTATAGAGGCATATTATTATATCATGAATTGGGTTCTGGTAAATCGGCAGCATCAATAGCAGCAGCCGAAGGATATATAAATCGTAAAAATGTTATTATAATGACTCCAGCATCATTATCGCAAAATTATGAAAATGAATTAATGAAAATATCTACTGTTGGATTAAATCTTAAAAAATCGTGGACGTGTATTAAAGTAAAAAAGACAGATTCAAAAATGATGGAAGGTTTAAAAATATATGCTATCGATAAACAATTAATAAAAAAAGATGGTACTGTATGGATTCCTTTATATAAGAAAGATATTGTAGGTGCGGAGATAGTAATAGATAATATTAAATATAGTGATTTGAGTTCAAATTACAAAGAAGACATAAACAAGATTATAACAAATATAATAAGAAATAGATATAAATTTATAAATTACAATGGGATAACAAATAAGATGTTAAATGATATGGGTGTTACTAATAAAAGCAATGAGGGTGATAATAATTATTTCAATAATTCTTTTATAATAGTTGATGAGGTACATAATTTTATAAGTAGAATAGCAAATGGTTCAAAAATAGCGATGAAAATCTATAATAATATAGTTATTGCGAAGGATGTAAAATTAGTATTATTATCGGGTACACCAATAATTAATCAACCTTATGAAATATCATTTTTAATAAATTTGCTGAGAGGTCAAATGTTAACCTATAAAATACCTATATTACAAGGAATCGCTGACAAAAAGACACTAAAAGATATTTTAATTAAATCGCAACATTATGATTATATTGATGAAATATATAATGATAATAAATATGTAAATATAATATTATTTCCTAAAAATTATGTTCGTAAAGATAATGATTCGTCTGTAATAGTTAGAAAAGATTGGATAAAAGAAGATAAGGATATAATTAAAGATATAATAAATACTATAAATAAGGATAAATTTTCAGGTATTTTAAAAAATAGAAAATCTGTTATAAATACATTTGAAAGTAAAAAACCTTATTTAATAGTAACAAATGGGACAACTGGTTCATTAAAAACAAAAATGGCAGATTATATAATTGATAATTATAAATTGAGTACTGATAATATAAAGATAAATATAGATGATTTGGTAATAAAAAATAAAGAATATAAAAAACGCATTTTAGATATAATTAAAAAAGTAAATAAAGAATGTAATAATAATAGAGCGTGTATTTTAGAAAAATACGAGAATCCAAGTGATAAATTATTAGAAGAATTTCATAAAGCATATTATGATATAAGAACCGGTGTAGATAACATAGAATGTTCGCCGCGAATTAAAAAATCATGTGATATGCTTAATGATTTAAATTTAGAAAATGCTTTACGCGAAAGTAGAAATATTGTATTTGAAACGCAGGGATTATCAGTACCTAATTGGTTATTATCACAACCTTATTTAACAGAAAAATATAACGTTATATTCGGATATTCTTTAATGCCTATTAAAACTATAACAGAAGTTATAATAAAACGCGCTATAGCAAAAATAATTAAATATGAGAAAAATCAAGATATGGAAGCACCACGCTATCCTAATATTAATAAAAAAATAATTGGTGAAAATATAAAAAAAATTATCAAAACATTAAGCAAACTACGTAATGATTGTATGGATGATACTAAATATTTAACAGAATGCGGTATCAAGAAAATAAATAAATTACTTATATTTGATAATAAAGAATTTAAATTAAATTTAGTATATGAAGATGGTGATAATATAACAGATGAAGAATTTGACAAATTAATTAGAGATATAGTTAAAATGGATTCTCATGGTAATTTTAGTGATGTAGATTTTTCTTTAAATACAAAATATATTGAGGACAAAAATTATGCATTGCCTAATAAAAAGGAGGATTTTGATAAGTTTTTCATCAATGATGAAGACCCAGAAAATATAAAGATAATTAATGAAGATTTATTTAAAAGACGCGTATTAGGTATATTGAGTTATTATAAGACTACGGGTTCGGAATTATTCCCATCATTATTACCTGAAACAATTAGACATATCTATATGACTAATCATCAAATCAAAAAATATATGGATGTTCGCATAAAGGAAATAGCAATGGATGACAATAAGAAGAAATTTGGAAATAAAGGGAATGTTGAAATTAGTTCTGTTTATAGAGCATTTAGTAGATTAGTTTGTAATTTTGCTTTTCCTGATGAAATACCTCGTGAATTTCCGCAAGATATAAGAATATTAAAGAAAAAAGAACTGACTTTAAATGAAGATGATGATAATAGCAAGGGAAGTAAAGAGGATGATAAAAGTGCTAAAAAGAAATTAAATAAAGATATAGATGCTGAATATAATAAAAAGTTAAATAAGGCATTAATAGATTTAAGAAAAGGAGATTATTTAGAAAAAATTAATTTACAAAATTATTACAGTCCAAAATTTGCTCAAATGTTAGAAGATATAAATACATCTCCAGGTAGTGTTTTAGTATATTCACAATTTCGCGTTGTGGAAGGTTTAGGTATATTTAAGGAAGTTTTAAATAAACACGGATATATAGAGATTAATGTAATTAAGAATGATGAATATGGATATATACTAGAAGATGCTGAAGTATTTGATGAAAAATATGATAATAAAAGATATGTAGTTTTTAATTCTGATCGTGAAAAGACTAATATATTAATGAATTTATTTAATGGAGATTTTGCCAATCTACCTGATAATATAAGATATAGTTTACCTAACAAAGGCAATAACTTAGAACAGAGATATGGAAAAATTGTTAAAATTATGATGATTACGCAATCTGGTGCTGAAGGCATATCATTAAAGAATGTTAGACGTGTATTAATTACAGAATATTTCTGGAATTCTGTGAGAATAGATCAGGTTATTGGACGTGCGGTTAGAACTTGTAGTCATATGTCATTGCCTGTTGAAGATAGAAATGTAGGTGTTTATAAATATATAATGAAATTTACCAAAGATCAATTGATTAAAAATCCAACAATTAGAATAAAAGATAATGAATTATCTACTGATGAGCATATATATGATAGGGCAAATAAAAAAGAGGAATTAATTAAAAACTTCTTAGATATGTTAAAATCGTCATCAATAGATTGTATAATACATTCAGAAATAAATAAACCATTGAATAATGGTTATAAATGTTATAATTGGCCTATAAATAAAAATGTTGATAAGTTATCATTTACACAAAATATAAATGAAGATAGTGTAATAACTAAATATAAAATGTTCGAGAAGACTAAAATAGGAAAAGGTAAGGTAGTATCAAAAAATGGTATAAAATATGTTTTATTAAATGATAAATTATACGATTATTATAGTTATAAAAATGCGGGGGTATTACTATTAGTATAATATATATTATATAAATAATAAATAATAGTAAATAAGAAGCATATACTTATTTTTAATAATAATATAAATGAATAATATAATATTGCAATATTTTGATAATATTAATGAAAATATTATATTAGATAATGCGGAAAATGTTTTATATGATTACACGATTGGATTAGATGTACAAGATATAAGAAGAAAATGTATATGTCGTTGTAATAATAATTTTAATTTATGTAATCGTAATATTATAGATAATTCTATATATTGTAGATATCACAAGAATACTAAAATAGGTCATATATATAAGATATTTTATGATATATTAAGAGAAAGAAATGATGTAACTAACAATGATTTATATTCATTATATAGATATATTAATAATATAGAAAATTCAAGTAATATAAAAGAGGAATATATTGAATTATTAAGAAATATACCATTTAAAATACTATTGAATATAGCAAAGGAACTTAATATAATATCAGGAAATCGTAAATATAGCAAAAATGAATTATATAATTTATTATATATTATTAATAAAAAAACTTTTGAAATTGAAAATGATAGTGTAAGTATTAAAATATTAAACAAACTATATAATATAATACGACAAAAATCTAAAAAAAATCTTAAAAATAAACTAAAAGATAGTATAATATTAAAATATAATACCGAAGATAACTATATGAATGATGAAGAACTTTTTACAGGTGAAAATATATGCGATATATCAGTAAATAAATTATATGTATTGAAAAATAGTAGAAATGAGAAATATATTTTTGATGCTGTAGAATTAGAATATTTTATTAGAAAATGTATTGAAAATAAGCAAGAACCTTATAATCCATACAATCGCGATAAATTAGATGATTATACTATTGAAAATTTAAAATTATTTATTAAATATAAAGGTCTTATAATAAAAACAGATGAATATTTATGGGAAAATAATATGCATGCTTTTACTGAATTATCTTTAGAAATAGAAAGTAAAGGATTTTATAATAGTCCAGAATGGTTTAATAAATTAAATGATGCTGATTTTTTAAAAATTATAAAATATTTTAAACTATTTTCAAGTAATATACCCGAGAGTAATAAATATTTTAATGATATAAGAGCCAATACATTAATATATGATTTTTGTAAAGATGCTATTAAAATGTTTAAAGAATGTAATGATGAATATTATATATTATGTTGTAATTTTATAAAAGCGACAGCACTGTGTTCAAACAATTTTTTCAATAATATGCCATCTTGGCTTTTAGGTAATAATAGTGATAATATTCGCATTAATACTAATCTGGAAAATCTAATGGGATTAATTAATAGAAATAATGCTACAGAATTGACAAATAATTTTTTATTATATTATTATGTAGAATATAGTTAAAGTGTAATATGAATGATATTAAATATACTCCCGATTTTGCTTATACACCTATCAGTTCTAATAATTTACTAAATGTAATAGAAGAAAAACAAAAAAATGTAATAGATACATATATAATAAAATTTAAAACAGCATTTTATGGATTTTTATTATTTATTATTTTATCACTTCCTGTAGCATATAAAATTTTAGATATGATAGCAAAAATTATATCAAATAATATAGATGTTTATGATTTTAATACAGATGAACCATCGCCATTAGGGCGTGTATTTATGGGATTTATAATATTTATTTTACTATTTATTTTATAGATATAGTTATCTACTTTTTCTTTGGAACAGTTGCTTTTTTAACTGCCTTCTTAACAGGCTCTGGTTCAGGCTCTTCTTCTTCTTCATCTTCTTTCTCATCTTCTTTCTCATCTTCTTTCTCATCTTCTTTCTCATCTTCTTTCTCATCTTCTTTCTCATCTTCTTTCTCATCTTCCTCATCTTCCTCATCTTCTTCCTCTACAGGAGTAGGAACTACTTGTTGATTTTTTTTATTATCTTTTTCTGGTACGACGGTAGCAATAACCTTAGAAATTACTTCAGTATCAATGTCAATATCTTCGTCATCTTCATCATCATCTTCCGCATTTTCTTCATCGCTATCTT